AATGTTATTAATATACCTGCGGCTTCAAGTGCTAACACAGGTGCGTATTTTGACTTTGTTGTTACCACAGCAGTTGCTTCTGGTAAAACAACTACTATTGTTATTCCGACAGCAACGGGTAGTACATTTTTAGGGCAGACACAGTTGGCGGCTGGCACAGCAGCTAATCCTGTTATTACAAATTCAGGTGATACTTTCACTTTTGTTGCTAACACTGGAATTGGTGGGCGTTGCAGAATAGAATGCGTCACGGACAATGGTACTAAACAAATTTGGACAGTATCTTCTGTTTCAACCCCAGTTGCTACAGTAGGTTAATTATTTTAGCAACTTACAAAGGAGTAAAATATGTCAGGCTCAGATGTTCAATCAACCTTTATAGCTCCTGCGGTTTCAGATGATAATGGTATTTCTGTTAATGCAACTTTAGCGGGAGCAGGAAACTTAACTATTGGAGGAGCATTGGCTGACGGTGGTTCTGTAACACTTGTTAATGCACGTAATGTTATAATCACAAGTGCTGGTGACGATAGTGGAGATACTTTTACAGTTACTGGAACGGATGAAACAGGTGCGGCTCAAACGGAAGTTATTACTGGTGCAGATACAGGTGTAGCTACAGGCACGAGTTACTTTACAACAATAACACAGATAGCTGCGTCTGGAGCTTCTGCGGGAAATGTAAAGGCAGGAACGGGTACGGCTGTGGCTGCTCCTATCTTCAGGGGTAGTTTAAGACTGCGTAATTTTTATTTTGTTAATACGGCCACCGCAGGAACTATTTCTTTTAACGAAGGTTCCGCAACAGGTTCTAACAGAATGAAATTTAACACGATAGCGGGGGCAAACACTAATGCTTACCCAGATGTCGGTGGTGAAGGGCTTCGTTTTAGCGGCGGAGGTTATGTTGTGTACAATCAAACGCACATGTCTTCATTAACTGTGTTTTATAGTTAATTATGGATGCTTCTTTTGAAAGCTCTGTAAGACAGGAAATTAAAGACTGGTCTAAACATGCTTTAGAAGAACCTAATGACATGTTTGCTGGTCTTCCTGCTTGTCCCTACGCTCAGAAAGCTTTGGACGAGGATCGTGTTGGGTTTTCGTTTTTGTATAACAAATGTTCACAAACGCTAACAACTTTAATATCACAATTTGACGACACTTATGATGTGGTTATTTTAATTGATTTTGATTTTGAAGAAGACACTGAAAAATTTCATGCTTCTTTAGAAAGAACTAATGAAGCTATTTCTGAAGGGGGCTATATACAAAAAGACGTATGGGTTTTAGGCTTTCATCCGTATGACGATCCCAACGACCTTATCGACGGCGATAACTTTTCGGCATCGGTCAGAGAGCCTTACGCGATGACTTTTGTGCAAAGACTTACTAAACTTCAAAAATCTTCGGAAAAACTTAGAAAATTAGGTTATTATAAAACTTATCTTGAACAATATGATGTTTCTCAAATGTTGAAGAAACGTCAAGAAAAATATAGGAGACTGTAAAATGGCAATAGGTAAAGTTAATTTAGGCAATGGCGCAGCTAAGTCAGTTAAAAAAATGCGTGGCGGGGGTATGGTTAAGAAATTAAAAGGTGGCGGTATGCCTATGACTACGGTTAAAGGCAAAAAAGTACCTGCATTTGCTGCTGACGGAAAAGGTTCTAACGATTTAAAGAAAATGCGCGGTGGCGGCATGATTAAGAAAATGCGCGGTGGTGGCATGACTAAGAAAATGCGCGGTGGCGGCATGGTTAAAAAAGGAGTTAAGTAGGATGGCTTTAGGGAAAGTAGAAAAAGGTCCTCAACCCGCTGAGTTAAACCGTCAGAGGTACAATGAAGGTGTTACTTCACCCGATGCGTCTAAAGTAAAAGTACCTGAAGGTAAAAAAGGAAAGTAATTAATGACTTTATCGGGGTCTAAGGATTTTGAACTTGATGTAACTGAATACATCGAGGAGGCATTTGAGCGTTGTGGTTTAGTAATGAGGACGGGCTACGACCTTAAAACCGCAAAGCGTTCTATGAATCTTTTGTTTGCGGATTGGGCAAACAGGGGGTTAAATCAATGGACGATTGGGCAAGTGTCTATTTCGTTAGCCAATGGAATATCCGAGTATCCTGCGGGGCTACTGACAATAAGCGTAGCATCCTCTGCTTCTTTTTCTGTCGCGGAAACAATTACGGGTGGCACTAGCGGGGCTACGGCTTCTATTACAAGTATACCTTCGTCCACCAGTCTTGCTATAACTATTCCGTCGGGTACTTTCTCTGTTTCAGAGACAATTACGGGTGGCACTAGCGGGGCTACAACTACGGTTTCTGCGGTTGTTAATTTTCAGAGTGTACAAAGCACAATTGACATACTAGCTTCGGTTGTTCGACGTACCGATACGGATTATAATATACAAAGAATTAGTCGCGGAGACTATTTAGGTATTCCTAACAAAGCCACGACAGGAAGAGCTTCACAGTTTTTTGTAGATAAACAAATTACACCGACTATAACCCTCTGGCCTGTCCCCGAAAACGACACAGACGTTTTATATTTTGATCGGCTTGTTAGGATTGATGATGCGGACAACTATCTTGACACGCTTCAAATGCCTTTTCGTTTTTACCCTGCTTTATCTGCGGGACTAGCCTATTATCTATCAATGAAGAAAGCACCTGATCGGGTGAGTTTATTAAAAAGTATTTACGATGACGAAATAGCTAGGGCTATCAGTCAAGACGCGGACAGAACTTCTTTTAGTGTTGTCCCTGCGACTAATGGGAGCTAATTATGCCTAAATATGCTTCTGGAAAATTTGCACAGGGTATCTCAGACAGGTCAGGTTTTGCATACCCTTTAAAAAGAATGAAACGGGAATGGACGGGGTCTTTAGTTGGTTTTGACGAGTACGAAGCTAAACAACCTCAACTTAACCCAACCCCTAAAGTTTTTGATCCGCAAGCCCTTAGAAACCCTAGGCCAAATCAAAAAGAAGCTTTAACCCTTTATGCAGGACAACCAAACGTCGAAACCCCAGAAACTATTCAGATTAGAGCTATCGGTTCTATCGGATTTGTACAGGTGACAATCGCATGAGTTTTACATTTTCAACTTTAAAGACTGCCATACAAGATTATACCGACAACTCGGAAACTACGTTTGTTAATAATTTATCTATTTTTATAAAACAATCCGAAGAACGTATTCTTAAAAACGTACAATTGTCGTTATTTCGCAAAAATTCAACAGGATCAGCAACGTCTTCAAATAAATATTTGGCAATGCCCAGCGACTTTTTAGCTCCATTTTCGTTGAGTGTTTTGAGTTCCTCTGCACATGAATTCTTAGAGTTTAAAGATGTAAATTTTATTCAGACTTTTACCCCTAATCCTGCGACTACGGGAACACCGCGATATTATGCTATTTTTGATGTAAGTAATTTTATTCTAGCTCCTACTCCCGACGAGGCGTATACGGCAGAACTTCATTATTATTACCGCCCAGCTTCACTGACAGCGGGAAGCGATAGCGGAACAACGTGGTTGAGCGAAAACGCCCCTAACGCAATGCTTTATGGGAGTTTGGTTGAGGCTTACACCTTTATGAAGGGTGAGCCGGACATGTTGGCTCTTTACAATCAACGGTTTACAGAGGCTATTTTAGCTTTGAAAAACTTCGGTGAGGCAAAAGAAGTGACAGATGACTACACAACTGGTATGATAATTAAGCAAAAGCAATAATTTATGTTTAGTGTTAGCACAGAGATATCAAATGATTTTAAGATTGGTGTTGTGACAACAATAAACAGGGGACACACTCCCGCAGAAGTTGCAAAAATGTGTGCAGATAAGCTCGTTTCTGTATCAGATAACGCTCCTCCACCTATAAAAGAACAAGCAAATGCCTTTAAAAAGGACATTTTACATGTCGTGGAATATTATATGGTACAGGCAATCAAGAGTGATAGAGTGACTTTGTACAACCGATTAAAAGAAGCGGGTCACGAGGACCTCGCTAAAGCAATTTTAGGAGATTAAGATGGCTATAAGTCAAGCGATGTGTTCAAGTTTTAAGCAAGAGTTGCTGGTGGGAACACACAATTTTACCGCAAGTTCAGGTAACAGTTTTAAATTAGCTCTATACACTTCTTCGGCTTCTTTGGGAGCAGGAACAACGGCTTACACATCCTCTAACGAAGCGAGTGGTACAAATTATTCTGCGACGGGATCGGCTTTAACTTCTGTTACTCCTGCCTTAAGTGGGACAACAGCCATCTGCGACTTTGCGGATTTAACTTTCAGTAACGTAAGTGTTACGGCAAGAGGAGCGTTGATTTATAACGACACACAATCGGATAAGTCTGTTTGTGTTTTAGATTTTGGGGCAGATAAAACCGCGACGAGTGGCGATCTTACGATTGTTTTCCCAACGGCAGATGCCAGTAATGCAATCATACGAATAGCTTAGANGGATGGCAAATGTAACGGGATGGGGTCGTGGGACTTGGGGTGAAGGAGCTTGGGGAACACCCGACCCAATAGACGTTACGAATGTAGTAGGAACGACAGGTTTAGGGAGTGTTACAGTAACAGCAGATGCCTCTGTTTCTGTAACAGGTTCGGCGGGGACAAGCGCAGTTGGAACAGTTATCGCGTCTTTGCCAAAAGTAGTAAATGTAACGGGAGTATCAGGCACATGTGAGGTTAGTTCTGTTTTGGTTTGGGGCCAAATTATACCTGATCAGTCTCCTAGTTGGGCGGCTGTTTCGCCAAGCCAAACACCAGAGTGGGCAGCAATAAACGTATAAGGATTTAGACAATGACAAGTACATACACAACTAATACTGGTATAGAAAAACCAGCCACGGGTGATAGATCAGGCACTTGGGGAACTATGACAAATACCAATATGGATCTCATAGATCAGGCTCTTGATGGATTTATTTCTGTCACAGCAGCCGCCACAGGTTCTTCTGGTTCACCTAACACGCTTCCTATTACAAATGGTTCTGTATCTAATGGAAGAAACAGGATTATCAAGATAGTTGATGGCGGTGATTTAGGTGGAACAGTTTTTTATCAAATTACTCCGAATGACGCAGAAAGATATTTCTGGATTGAAAACGCTTTATCAGGGTCGCAATCAATTCTTTTGTTCCAAGGAACCTATAACGCATCAAATGATATAGAGATACCTGCTGGAAAAACAAAACTTGTTCGCTCTGATGGAG